CGTCATCTACGGTTACTCAGTTAGTTTCTACGACCTCACCGTAATTGGTGGAGCAACATCGGGTGGTTGGGGAGTTTGGACTAATCAAGGAACCAACTACTCGTTAAGCACTGGCATGTTCTCTGGCAGTAATCCTGTCACAACAGGCTACGGACCAGTTCGTTTTGGTATCAAAGCAATGACGGGTGGGTGTGTTGGGGTTGGAACTGGTAGTTGCACCTACGGTCCTGAAGTAACCATTGATGCAACTGTTCTTGACCCGACTCCAGTAACTACAACTACTTCTACGACAACTACGACCAGTACGACCGTCGCTCCCGTCGTCGTGACTCCCCCAAACGGTACAACAGTGCCACTCCCGCAATACCCAGAGCCTGAAACAGAATCCACAACGGTGACGCTTCCCGTAGAAACAGAACCTGAAATCGAATTGCCAACAGAGACAATTCCAGAATACTCAGAACCAATTGAAACAGACCCAATAGAACTTGGACCAGTTGAAACAGAACCCGAAACGGTAGTAGTAATAATTCCACCAGATGATTATACCGTCACAGACATAGAAGACAACGAGCCAATCACGACGGTCATACTGGACAATATTCTTGAAGATACGTTCACTACCGATATTGACGCTGACGAGGTTGGCGCTGTTCTTGACACACTTCTTGGCGCAGAACTTACCGACACTCAGTTTGACAATGTCCTAGAAGCCGTCTTCACCGAAGATGTTTCAGCAGATGTATTCACCGAAGCACTAACAACAATGCTGGATGCAGACATCACTAGCGAACAGTTGACGGCAGTTTTGGATTCAGCATTCTCGGAGGATACTTCTGCTGAGAATATGGTGACGGCTTTGGAATCAATCTTTGATGGTCCGCTTAGTTCTGGCGACCTAGACAAAGTTATGGACGCAGTATTTGACGAGGACATTTCCGCTGCAGACACTATGACCGTACTTGACGACTTGCTTGAAACAAATCTCAGCCAAGCAGAAACAGAAGCAATTTTTGACAGCGTCTTTGACGATGACCTCTCCGACGCAGAAACCATTGACCTCATCGTTGATGTATTGGCAGACGATTTGACGGCAGAGTTGTTGGGTTCTGTTCTTGGTGCAGTCTTTGACGAAGAAGTAAGCACTGAGGTTTTGATTGAAACCTTCACCGCCGTTTTGGATGGCGAACTGAATGCCGAATCGGTCGGAGTAATCGTGGACGTGTTGGAATCAGACACAATTACGAGCGAGCAGGTTGGACAAGTCGTCACGTTGGTAATCGAGCAGGAAGGTGGCATTGAGTCAGAACAAGCAACCGAACTTGCAACAAGCTCCAAGGTTCTTGAAAGCATTGACGGCGAACAAGCATCCGCAGTGTTTAACGCAATCGTTGTTTCTGAGGTTTCAGAAGAAGCTGGTGCTGCAATTTCCGAAGCACTCACCGAGGCACCAACCGATGTTAAGGAATCATTTGAAGAAGAAATCAACGTATTCGCCGGCGTGTTCGATACGTATACCGCATTAGGTTCTTCTATAGATGTTGGTACAAGAAGAAGCGTAATTGCGGTAAACTTGGTGACCAGTACTGTGGCTCTAGCCGCTGCTGCTGGTGGAATACCAACCCCAGGCTCTAGTCCATCTGCACCAAGACAAGATGTTGCGGTTCGCAAGGAAGAAGAGCAAGAGGAAGGTGGAGCAATCGAGGGCGAAGGTCCTGAATGGATTAAGAGAATATCTATTTACAAATACGAAGATGGAGTAAGAGTTATGGACTGGAAGAATTTCACTAAGAAATTTATTTACGGAGTGATGGCCTCTGGATTCACTCTTGCTGGGGCAGTAGTGATGTACTTCACATTGTCCGGGTTTACCCAGCAGGTAGCGCTATGGGGTACGTCAATCGCATTTGCTTGCGCGATGTACCTCCACATGAAAGAGCCAGATGGGGAATGAGTACTCAATTTAGTAACTTATTATTATCCAACTTTTGTTGTAAAATCTTTTAGCGTTCTTTAGCGCTCTCAGTTATTTGCACGAAAAGAGTTGACAATGAGCAAACTTGCATGGGATTACATCGTCCCCGTAGTTCTTCCAAAAGACCTTAAAGGCATCGAACCAGGCAAGCTCCCTGCCAATCTTTTAAGAGCTGTCCCAGGTGGTGGGAAAATGCATTGGATTGCTGCATCCGCATGGACGGCAATGGTTGAGAAAGCAAAAGCTGAAGGTGTTGAACTAAAACCGACTTCCAGCGGCGATACATATAGAGATTACGAGAGCCAAAAAAAAGGATTTCTCACCAGATACCAGCTTGAGCCAGTAGCCGGTACCAGCACAAAAACATTTGAGGGGAAGACTTGGTATCTCAAGAAAGGTATGGCGATGCTCGCCACGCCGGGCAAATCGCAGCATAACCTCGGCTTGGCCGTTGACGTTCATTCAGCATCAGAACCAAAGCGCATCAACTGGCTTATTGCAAATGTTAAAGAGTTTGGTTTCTCGTGGGAAGTGGTTCCATCAGAGCCATGGCACCTTCGATATGTCAACGGCGACAATGTTCCGGCATCTGTAAAAGCATGGATGGACGCAAACGGAGTAGTTGCTCCAGCAGGTGGTGCTCCAGCCCCAGCATCTGGTAGCAATGACATAAGCAAGCTCCAAGAAGCACTTAAGGCTAAGGGTTTCTATAAGGGCGCCATCAACGGGCAAAAAGATGCCGCAACCGACGAAGCAATTAAGGCGTTTAAAATTGCCAACAAGCTTGCAGCTGACTCGGTAGCTGGTCCAAAAGTAAAAGAACTTCTCGGCCTTTAACAACAATCGAGGGACTATGCAACAAGCAATTCTTCCAGCAATAATCACAGGGTTTTTCGGAATTCTTATTGCCCTTGTGCAAAAGGGCAGAAAAGAAAACACACGCGACCACGGAATTGTCGCCGAACGCCTAGAGGCACTGCGTGAAGATATTCACGATATTGATTTAGATATAGCTGTAATTGAAGCAAAAATAGATGGCCATATCAACGACCATGCCGTTGGTTTGGTTAGCGAGATACGACACAAGAAAAGGAGCAAGGTATGAATAACTTAAAGCACATCGTGCTTAGAATTCTTGCTGTTTTTGCATCAAATGCTCTTGGCGTCATCGGAGCTGGTGCAATTGCTGGAATCCCACTGTGGAAAGCATGCTTTGTTGCCGGCATAGGCGGCGTAGCAACTGTTGTGGAAAGACTTGCTCGTGCATATATGGATGACGGAAAGCTCTCTGTTGCAGAAATAGACGGAGCATTCAGCCAGGCCAGACAAGAGGTCGAGGCAAAAGCGGAAAAGGCATCTGCGGCTAAGAAAGAAAAATCAGCAACTGCATAATTTGCTGCAACTAAATACCTACACCTATTTGACATTTTGCTGTGATAACTTTTTGTTGTCCCACCGCGCCCAAGGTCGAACCACAATTTTGAAATTTATCCGAAATGCCCGCACCTAAAGAAATAGAACAACTCTGGCACTGTGATGGCCACGAACTTCTTCTTAGGATAAACCGTGCTGAACTCGAAATACTCTCCATCTTCTGTCCACATGAGGAAAAAGATGGACCATGCAAGAATCGGAAAGGCGAGTGCATAGTCTCAACACACATCACCAGATACGGGATGGACTGCAATGGTGGCGTATCTCCGGCAATGGAGAAGCTATCTCTCTGCTGGACGCTTATAGGAGATGTAGATGATATCGATTCTTCACAGCTGTGGTTTATGCCGACATCCGATGATGTGTTTCAAGCATGGATTATTGCGAACAACGAAGACGAAGAAACTACTTAGAGCGATACTTAGCTTTTTTTTGACTTGCTTGTCTATTTTTAATTAATCTCATCCTGTTTTCGACAGCAATAAGTATTTCTTCTTCTTCGTCATACTTGTCCATGCTGTCTGATTTTGCAATACTTGATATCTGCTTATTTGTGTTAGCTACATACCTTTTGCCAAGAAATCTTTCTTTTTGACCGCGGTAAACAGCGACTGATTTAAAAATCTGCTCAATTCCATTTTCTGTTATGAGCCACTCATCCTCTGATGCCCGGGATATGTAGCCATTTTTCTCCAAAGACTTTAATTGCTCTTTAGCGCGAGAGATTCCATTTTCATGGAACACACCACGAAGGCATTCTTTTAATTGAATTGCGCTAAATGACCGTCCGTAAGACTTCATCATTTTTGCGAAGCAAAGGGTGTTGTACCCAGTTGAGTTGTAAACGACTAATCCTTTTGTTGAGCCTGCCATGACCGAGAAGCGTATTAGAAGGGTTCTTGTTCTACAACTTCATCTTCGTTTTTTTCTTGCGTTGAGTACATCGATTCAATCGCATTGGCAAAATGTCGTATATCAGGTTGCTCAAGAACGAGATTTTGGTTAACCCGATAAATATTTTGGCGATTGACTTTTGTCTTTGTAATTAGACCAGCATTAATCAGCTGCTTAACTGTTTTGTCAATCATGGTTTCGCTTAAATCTAAATATACAGAAATTGCGCGAATAGTCATAGTCGGGTCTTCAATTATCGCAATCAACACACGTCCAGGTGTTGATAGAAGACCGATGTCAGAATCACGATGGTAACGCAAAACCTTCTTGCTGTCTAATGCGCGAAGTATTTTCTCAAGCGTTTCTTCCGTCGACTCCCCAGGTCTCGCATCGATAACTTCTTCCAAAGCTTTTTTAATGTCTTCAGTTTTTTGTGCCCTCATGACATGTCACCCGCTCCCCCCGTCCATGATGTACTATCAATTGGGGTCACGATAGAGGTCACACCACAATTCACAGTCGGTAAACGATTCATACCAAGAGAGAGTAGCAGGTGGGGATAATGCTAAAAGATGCATTGAATTCGCTAAAGGCGACGCAGGGTAAACAACAGCTATGTAAGTTGGGGAGATTGGTCATTGACCTCGAAGACGATGAATCACAGCTTCTTATTGACATCCTGCGTAGCGACGTGTCCACAATGAATTTAGTTCGGACACTGAAGTCAGAAGGCATATCGCTAAGTCGAGAATTTCTCGGAGAGAAAAGAAATTGCTTCAAAGATGACGATGAAGCACGGACATGTTGCATAGCAGAGAGGCTAAAGAAATGACCACAAAGAAAAAGCCAGCATCAAGACTGGGTGAAAAATTAAAAGCCGTCAAGGTGGCCCAGCAAAAAGAAGATGCTAGCGCCAAGGCTCTCGGTGATATCGCAGCGATGCTCAAGGCCAAAAACATCGACCCGTCCGAAATTGGGACTATTAACAAAGTGTCGTTGTATCAGACGGTAACAAAGAACGAATTGGGCGAGACGGAAGTCCATAATTTGCAAGCAATTCAGTTCAGCCCCACTTGGGACCAGGGGCCACAGTGGCCACTAATTGAACAAGGCCCCAAGATACAACTACAAAAGTCAACGACAAAAGTCACCCGTCCGAAAGGCTGGGAAGAGGCTGTCATCGTACCTGATATACAAATCGGCTTTTACCGTAAATCATTGGATTCCATGGACCTGGAACCAATCCACGACGAGCAGGCAATAGCAGTAGCCTTGAAACTGATTGAAGACATCCAGCCAAATCAAGTGGTGATGGTCGGAGACAACTTGGACTTTGCAGAATTTGGCAAATTTTTGACTGCTGCTCCGTTTAAGCAACTAGTTCAGGCAGCTATCGACAGAGCAACAATGCTTTGTGCCCAAATTAGGTCAGCTGCACCAAATGCAAAAATCTCGTGGATTGCCGGCAACCACGAAGCCAGAATGGCGAGATATGTCCAAACCAACGCCGAAGCCGCCTTCGGAATCACTAGAGGCAAACTCAATGACGAATTGAGGGATAACTGGCCAGCCATGTCGGTTCCATACCTTTGTCGAATGGACGAGTTCGGGGTTGACTATGTTCCTGGATACCCAGAGTCCTATGTCAGCCTGAATGAAAACCTGATGGTCATCCACGGACACAAGGTTACGTCCAATGGTTCAACGACCAGTAAGTACCTAAATGACGCCCATGTGTCGGTGATATACGGACATATCCACAGGACAGAGTATGCCTTCCGCACTCGTCTGTCCAAGAATGGTCCAAGAACCATCATGGCGGCAAGTCCTGGCTGTCTCTGCAGAATAGACGGCGCAGTTCCTTCCACGAAATCTGGCGCAGATGAATTCGGACGTCCTATGCTCATGGGAGCAGAGAACTGGCAACAGGGAATGGCAGTAGTCCAGTACCAGCCGCCAGGGGTAGGCAACGAATGGTTCAACTACGAGCCAATGTGGATTTATAACGGACGAGGATTTTTCCGAGGCAAGGAGTACAGCGCATGAGTTCAAACGACCTTCCGCAAGAGTGGAGCGACTATTCAAAAGAAAACCTCCTCGAGGACATGGAGCTTCTGAGGAAACAAGGTTTGATTGAAGTAGTAGGGATAGATAGTGACGGTGATTGGCTGTACGGCCTCACCGAATCAACAAGAAAGTTAATTGACGAAAACAAGTCAGACGACCCTTGGGCTGTGATATCACAACTACTCATCGATGAACTACCGAATAGAGGCGATATCAGTTGACAACAATAATCGGCATTCAGGGAGATGGGTTCTGTATAGCGACCGCTGATTCGCGTATCGCTGAGACCGATGCCGAGTCAAATTTGATTTCGCAAATTGTCGGTCTAAAAGAGAACAACAGCAAATTAGGGATTAACGGTAAGTACATACTCGGCGCTGCCGGCGACCTGCGGGCAATAAATATCCTGCATCATGCATTCAGCCCACCAACTCCGCCCCCAAATCTCAAAGGCAAGAAGCTTGACCATTTTGTTACAGTTAAATTTATCCCAAGCTTGAGAGAATGCTTCGAAGCACAGGGATATGCCTCACCCGACAACGATTCAAAACAACACATCGCCGAACACGCTTCAACAATATTCATGGCTGTCAATGGACAGATTTACATCATTGACGGTGACTACTCATGGATTTCAGACTCCAGTGGGATGTTTGCCATCGGAAGCGGCGCTCAGTACGCACTCGGAGCGATGTTCGCCATGCAGCCAAAAGGCAAGATGACTGTTGGTGCAGCTCGAAAGCTTGCACTAAAAGCAATCGCCGCATCTGCCAAGTTCGACCCATATACCGGTGCTCCGTACCATACGTTTTCACAGGGATTAGATAAAACCACTGACCGCTAGTTACTTCTGGATAAATTTATCCTGACTCAGATGACTAGATAAGTCCATTTAGGACAAGAAAGAAAGCGCCGCTTTTTCCTTTCACGGATTACAAAGGCCGCGTAATCCCCTAGGACCGCATAACGCAATCCGTTATATGCCCAGAGACTAGATAGGGGTAAGGCAGAGCAATGGGGTGCCAGTAGGGGCAAGGCATAGTTGCAGGGGGGTAAGGCATAGTACGAACCAAAACCAACATCCACTTGACCACCACCTGCCAGCAATTACCTAGTAGTAATTATCCAAAGAGATAAGAAATTCATCTTTTCTCTGAGGAGATTTTGTGACAAGCAAGAAAGAAATATCTAAACAAAAATTACCCAATAAAAATACCCAACCATTTTCAGAGATAGCTATACCTGCGAAAGATTGGTTTCAACTGGCAGCCTGTAGGGGAAAGACCGAACTAATGTTTCCCAAACAACATAAGGATATTACTTACATTGCACAGGCAAGAACCATCTGTAGGGCGTGCCCGGTTCGAGACAAGTGTTTAGAGTACGCACTTGAGTTTCCACCTGCTGATATGCACGGTGTTTGGGCAGGACTAACGAGCAGACAGCTTGCAGCAGAACAGAGAAGAAGAAAGATAAAGCCAACACGGCCAACGCTTGCACAGATGTGGGGAAATTAAATGTCCACCCGGGCACCTCACCTGAGGAGGGGTCATGCACCCGACGCAAGGAGTCGCCGGTAGAAAATGGCATAACCACCAAGCGAGTTAATCCCGACCCGAGTGGACGAGAGTAACCTAGCACAACAGATGGCCGGCATCTAACAAAAGACGAAAAAAGACCAAAAATCCTGCGCCGGCGGTCCTAAAAATTTTTTTTCGAAATTTTGTAATTACAAATTACATAATGCGCAAGTTGCAAGTCTCACAAAATTGCCACTCATTTAATTGGGTAATTTTTTGCAGGCAATCTTTTTTGCCGCACGGCTTTAGTAATTGTTCCCCGCGCACGTACGCCAACACTTGCTCTTCCACTGTTGGTATTGAGAATTGCGCAGAGCCAGGAGCAGGGAATCCTTTTTGGTTGCGTACGAATTCATAGAGTGCATAGATGCACAATTGATTTACAGATATTCCTTGTTTAGTTGCGTACTCAACTATCTCGTTTTTCACCCGGCCTTTTAGTCGGATGTTCAGCGTTACATAGCTGTCGAGATGTTTAGTCTTTTTGCTTTTAGCGCCCATCTCGCTCGACCAACGACTCTATGTACGCAGTCAAGCTCAAGTCGACGGCGCCGGCCTGATGCATGAGTTTTTCTTTAAATTCTTTTGTGACGCGCAATGTCAGCGTCACTACTGGCTTCGTTGGTATAAGAGCTGGTCTGCCTGGGTTTCTCTTCACAAACCAGAAGTTAGCCCAGGACGACAGACCTCATTGCAACTACTAGCGAGACAACAATAAATATCTTCAGCAGGAAAGCAATCCTGGAATACATTACAGCATAAATAAAAAGACTAGAAAAAAATAGGTAAATTATTGTTGGGGTATTCATTTACTACTATCCAATTCAGGAACTGAGTACCGGTCCATATCTAGTTCATTGACGATTCGTTCATATGTACGACAGAATGCTTCTCTGTCTGAATTGGTGTGCATTCCCCAGGCAGCGTCTCCCAGTGCCCTTACCGTAGAGCGGAGGGCGTCTGACATCTCAACTGGGTTACCTACACCAGAATTGACGTTAGAAATTACGGTAAGGAATTTACCCCAAGCAACAAGGGGGTCATCGAATGAGGTCATTTTTGTACGCCTATTTATTGTGGCACGACGTATCTCGCCAGGCCTGGGCATGAACTGGGCACTGACCGCAATCTGGAGGAAAGCCTTCTTTGTCTCGTCGTACTCCAGGTCATGGAGTAAATCGTGCCAGGACGAATACAGGGTCATTAGTCTGTCTTCTGCCGAGGGGAGTGTTTGGTTGTAGGTGGCATAGGCCTGCTCTACCAATTGAACTAATTCGGTTTTAGTCACTCGTCATCCTCTTCTTCATTGCAGCGTAAGGGTCGGGTAATCCTATCCATTTCACAGTCGCATGGTGGTTTGCTCTTGCCGGCAATAATCATTTATCCCCACTTATCCATTTATCTCGAGCTGTGTTGCCTGTCTTTTCTTCCAGCTTCCTTAGGAACATCTCGACGTGCTGTGCGTCAATGAAGATGTTATGGATGTCGTTGTACTTCTTCCCGTTGGGGTTCTTGCCCATATGCCAATCAGAGACAAGGCATCCGTCTATAGCGTCCTTGCAGGACTTGATTCCGTAGTTCTTGATAGCCCATCCAATTCTTGCCGCGCGTTTGGCGTCCAGGACTGCAGCTCTTTTGGAATGGCGTTCTTTCCAATAGTCGAAAACTATTTTCTTTGCATCTTCAGAAATTGTTTCCGCCGCCGTGCGTTGGTCTTTGGTGTGCTGATTCGGACCGCGCTTTTTCTTCTCTCTGGGGAAGAGCTCATCAACCATAGACACATCCTATCGTTGCTTTCCGCCACCGTCAATACTTATCGACACAGAAATGGTACAAACAGGAAAAAAATTTTGCTTAATTTTCAATTGAGTAAAACTAAATTTCGTAAATGAAAACACTCTAAAGATTGGATTAATCCAAAACTATTCTTACTTTCAACCAAGGAATAAATCCTTGAATGAATAAAGAAGAACCCCTCCTTTGGAGGGGGTGTGGGGGAACCTTTGAAATTTTGCCAACTTTCGTGGGGGCGTGGCCGGCTAAGCCTTTTGTTTCCAAAAGGTTTTCAGGGCATGTAGGTTTTCCCACGTAATGTGTCGACACGTTGGACCGACCTATTGGTCGATGGCGGTTCAAGCTAGCAGAGTCTTCCACCACCGTCAACCACCCAGGGCAAATTCTTTTCAGAATCTTTTCAGTTTTTTTATTTCTTGAAATATTTACATGGAGTCTTTAAAAATCGTGCTATGTTAGCGGGGCTCCTTCCGGAGTTACCCCCTTTCACCGGAATGGAGTCAACCCCAGGGTTGAGTCTTTCTGTTTTCTGGTAGGTGGTGACGGAAGCTGACTCCCCTGGGGTTTCCTTTAACCCGGAGAGCTCGAGCGGCTATTCGTCAGATTTTGGCTTTTTCCACATCCCTGAGTTAGGTCCGCCTAACTCTCTGTCCTGGAATGACCAACTAATCAATCCCCATGGGCCTGGTTTCTTTTTGCGTTTGGCCATCTTTTCTTCGAGAATGTGGGTAATGTCGATATCGAAGTCTGTCCTTCGATTATTGGTCGGGTGGTTCCATCGAGACTTCATCTGTTCGTACGCAATCTTTTGGGAAAGCTTATGCAGCTCCATGTCATCGGGCGTCTTATTTCTTTCTTTTTCTAGCCTCCACGAGTCGAGCTCAGTGATGAGAGTTTTGGCCGCCTGGTCCAGTATCGCGTTCATTTTTTCCTCAGCTTCGTAATAGTGCTTTATGTCCCTACGTCGCCGAAGCGTGCGCGAATCAAAAAACCACAAAATTGCAAAAACCAGATGCAGGCCCAGAGATACGTAAACGTTCATGAATTTTCCTCATTTTCTTCTTTTTCTTCAGCCGGCAGCCGGCCGCCAGATTCTTTTAAAATCTTATCTTTTTTGATTTCGCCCTCGAGCCACAACGCGTCCGCCTCGAGCTCAGCTTTCATTTCGATGATGTCTTCGCATTCGATGTCAGACATTCCAGAAAAGTTAAATTTTCCCATCATCCTCCCAGTGCCAGGCGCTCCCGATTACGGCCAAAGTATTTTGATTAATAATATCCCCGCAGCGGTAACACACGTACGACTCTTCGTCCCAGCCGCTGCCGATTTCTGGTTCTAACATTTCGCCTTTTTCGTTACATGGATAAAAGCCGTCGGCTCCTGGATTGTTCCCACAATCACAGACCCACCAATCAATGGCTGCTTCTTTTATCGCCATTATGCATCCTCCTTAGGTACATATTTGTTTTTCTTTTTTTCGTATAAATACTCGGTCATTGTCAGCTTTGCGAAGAGTCCCCAGTCGCCATCTTTTAGTACATTTTTCAATGCGCGCATGAGGCCTGCTTTCCATTTGGACCGCTGCCCACCATTTAGATAACGAGATAGTAATCTTCCTGAAGACATTTCTGGATAGAGAACATTGCGCCAGTTGAGTGGGCACTCTTTAAAATTTGATGATTTAAGTATGTGTCCAACGCGCTTTTCCAAGCAGCCGATGCAAAGCATCCCGCCGCGCTTATGCATGCCAGCTCGTTTCCAGATGGCGTCTGTAGACATGTAGTACTCATTAATTCCAACCGTGTCTACACCGCAGTCAACACAGAGCGCACCTTTATCGGTTGGCATAGTACTCCCGCTCTGCGTCGGAGTCTTTTCGGTAGTACTCGTACATAGCTCTGGTTGAATCGTGTTCACCCCAGTTCTCGTACTCGATTCGAGACCGTTCCTGTCTGTCTCGTTTCTTGTTAGCGCGACGCTTGCCAGCTGAGTAGATAATTGCTGCGCGTATTAGGCCCATCTTCCACCACCGTCATCTTTCTAGTAACTTTTTTTAAATTGCTTTTTTATTTATACCGTGAGCTCGAGGTTAAACCAACCTCGTTCCCACATAATTCCAATTGCTGAGTAGCCGACAATATCGGTGTATGTGTCTGAGATTGATTCGTTGTTAGGCGCAGCAGACTGCAGCATTAAGTTCTTTAATCTTGCAATTTTGTCATGTACGCGCACGAGGAGACCATGGCGTCCAAATCTTGAAATATTATGGTGACCGTAGTCGTGCTGCTTGCGAATCAAAGTTTCGGTTATTTGTTCCCGAATCATCCAGCTGTCGAAGACTTCGGTACCGCTAGCACTCAAATTTTCCATTTTTTTGTAGTTGCTGCCGGCCGCAGCATCTGGCAAAAAACTTCCATTTTTCATTCCTCCAGAAGCAGCAATTGCCCCCAGCATTTTCCACTCTTCTGCCCAATACATCTGGTCAGCTTCGAACCATTTCGAAGTATTAATCATTCCCTCGAATTGGATGTCGAGGTGACCTTGGAAAAGGAGGAACGTCTCGAGCTCGGAATTCAATTTTTCATAATTTTCTGAGGAGATTAGTGTGATTCTGGATTCTCCGCGGTCGGCCATGATGGCTGCCGTTGAGTCAAAAATCGAAGAAACACAAACCTTGGCAGCATCTTGCCATCTTCTGGGTTCAAATGGTCCCTCGGTATCAACAGCTGTGATTTGCATAATTTCCCTTTTCTTTTAATTTAAAACCAGGCGTCTTCCACCACCGTCATTCAGATTCATTGGAATCTAGCAATGATTCCCATTTATCTGGTGGGTTGGCTGCCAGCTCCAGCCTAACAATTTCCACTAGCTTTTCCAATTCGTTCATCCAGGCAACATCACCGATACCAGTGAGCCCCGCGTTTTCTTCCAACAAATCAACTGTTTTAATCTTCGAGCGAATGAATTCATCAGAAAATGCCGCAATGATGTTCTTGTCATTTGCTCCCGGCATGAGGACAGGACCTTCCCGTCCATCGAGTGATGACTTTGGTGCATGAATTGCGGTAATTGCATATGTGCCCTCAGTGAAGACGAAGATGACATTGTGTTGATTTTTTGCTGTTTCTTGGATTTGAGTCTGGAGCTCTTTGGCTAGCTCTGGGTCCACATTGTTTTTGGACAATACTTCGGCCAGCTCTTTCTTGCCCTTGTCCCCGTGTCCTAGGTTAATCCATTCCTTTTGATTCTTTTTCTCTTCCATGGTGATGCACCCCTTGCTTGATTGGTGCGTCAATGACATCGCAGGTTGCCATGGGCGCTTTATAGACAATTGTAGATATGGATAAATTTGCCTGATTTGCTCATGCATTTATCCACGTCGTATACGTTAGCCGCCACGTGGGATAAAAGCAAATCTATTTAAAAATATTTCCAAGATAAAAAAATCTTTTTTCTTCCACCACCGCGGCCGGCTGCAGCTCCGCGTTAATTGTAAAAAAATCAATTTATTTACTTGTCACCCCTGGCGAACATATGTTCGTCTATCGTTACAAGTATGGACAACAACACCAAATTCAATACCTACATCAAGGCACTTGAGCAATACATTGCACGAGAAGGAAATTCAAAAGTTCCGGCAATTCATGTTGAAAATTTTGGAGAAAAAGATGTAACTCTTGGAGCTTGGGCTGGATACATTCGCCAGAGATTTCGCAAAGGTCAATTGAGTCAGGAAAGAATTGACATAATTTCACAAATTTCCCAGTGGCAGTGGGGCCCGTTTCAACCGGGTCCAGCAACTGACTCAAAAAGAAATGAAGTAATTCGCAACATGCGGACCGAGGGTAAGTCCCTTCGGGAAATTGCAGATGAGTTTGATTTGAGCCGGCAGCGGGTCCATCAAATTGTTAAAAAATTAAAGATTTCTTAAATCCAGGAAAGTCTTCCACCACCGTCAAGTTCCTAGGAGCTCAGAAGAACATGCCTTCCAAAAATACTCAAAAAATTGGAAATTCTTTTCCTCGTCCGCTGCCGAACCCAATTTCTGGCGGGGCTCCAACGGCAAATGGGGGCATGAAGGCAATTCTTGCGATTCTGAATCTTGTGTTTGTGTCGGTCATGCTCGGCTCGGTTCTGTATCTTGCTCTGCGTGTCGTGAGCGTGGACGGCAGTGGAGTGAGTATCACACTCTCTCTGTGGCGTTGCGTAGTGCTGGCGTTGTTCTACACGCTGTGGCGACTTGTCGTTACTGCACTCTTGCGTGTGCGTGACTAACAACTTATCTAGTAAGTAGATACGAGCGAATCGCATGCACTTATCTAGTTCATGTGTATTGACTAGATAAGTACCAGTGGTGATACTGACTAGATAAGTACCGAGTGTGATACACGCAATACAAGTAAGCAGAATCATTATCAGCACTTATCTAGTCCTTTCTCAAACAATTTCTAAGTCAAGTTCAGCGAGTGAACCCAACTGCGAAATGAAGTCAATACCTTCGTTCCACAGTAGATTCTCGTAGTCCTCACTTGCTTTCTTTGGTGTGTACGAGCCTGTCGTAATTTCGTCCAGTATTCCAGTCAAATAATGAATCGCATGTTTCAGGCTGTCTTGCAGTTCGCTCAATGCTTCCTGCACTGCTTCATCGGGTGTGTCCACTTATCTAGTCCTTTCACTTATCTAGTAGGTATTGGGAGTGCCTAGCCCTCTCGTAGAGCGTTAGAAACGGAAAGTGTATCGCTTGGTATTCAGAGCGACACACGCTCGCCGAGAGAGCGTAGGCAAGTCGTACACGGTTCTCCCTAACTGTGTACGCCAAGAGTGGGGGCTGGCTCTCACCAACCCCCACCCGAGGACTTATCTAGTCACTCAAGCGAGTGGGATTTTGCCCATGTGTCTGCGCCACACATCACTGAACATCGCTGGATAGACACTCCGTGCCGTTCCACCGTTGCTCAATGACTTGAGTTGCTTTATCGCTTCCTCAACATGAGGAACAACGATGTAGTTGTTCTTGCGAGCGTAGGTGAGACACTGCATAGCGAGTGAATCGTGGAAACTGTCGTTCACGCCACACACTCCACCGTCTGTTACCCAAACGAGAGGAGTGCGAGAATCTTTGCGATTCCTTACGCCCCACACAATTGCTGGATAGTCCACGCCGTTGCCGTGTCCGTAGTCAATTCCTTCCACTGTCTCAACCATGCGTCCTTTGTCGCCAACGACCCATGCGTTATGACCACGACTACCTCTGTCGGAGTAGAGCAACACAGTAGCCCCAGGGGCATGCTCAATAATTTCGGCAATTTGTTCTGTCGTGAACGACATAGAACCACTTGCGTCAATAATGACCATGCCACCACTGCCACGCACCTTTCGGTCAAACACTCGCATAGCAGGGTCGGTCATCATGCGTTGCATACGGCGAGGTCTGCGACCTGCATTTGTTGCAATACGCTTCTTACCGATACCACCTTTGCTGTAGCGAGGCATTGGCATACGCTCAAGACGAAGTTCGCCCCATTTCGGAGTGCCAGTGGTGAGAGCAGACGGAGTTATGTCCTTGAGTGGATTTCCGTCCTTGTCGCCTTCACCTTCCTTGCCTTCGCCTTCGTTGCTGTGGGCTTTGGACTTATCTAGTGAGTCACCTTCGCCCTCACCACCAGCCTTGCTCTTGCTCGTCTTTGGTTGCTTCCGTTCCTTTGGTGGTGGGAACGAAGCGAGCCTGTCCACCCACTCGGCGAGTTGTTCCGTGTAGGTGAATCCGAACGGCGCAAGTCCGTTGTGAACTGTCGTGTTAGCCAAGTGACCAGTGCGATGAGCCTTCTTCATCTCACGCACGGCTCGCTTGCCAATGTCTAGCAGTTGGTCGCCCCATGCACGATTCACTCTGCGAACACCGTTGAGAAATTGCTTGTGTCCAGCACTTCCAGCAGTTCCAACGCACATAGCAACTGCCATTGACCAGTCGTTAGTTTCTGCGCAACGCTGTCCACTTGCAAGTTCGCTTCCGTCAGCAAGGTGTTTCTTTACATCTATCCCTGCCTGTTGGCAGAGAAAGTTCACACGAAGTTCCTCAACGACAGTGAGTGCTGTAGCCGAAGCCATTTCACGCTTGACCCACTCTGCCATTTGTGCCGAATCAGGCGACACCTTTGCATGCATGAGTTCGTGCGCACGAATCGCCCGAGCCTTGTCGTCATTGTCCGTTGGTGCGAACATGATTTTGTTAGTCACATCGGTCATTGGCTCGCCACGCACGGCTTGGCAGTGTTCTACTGTCCAAACTCCGTGTGCTTGGTCACGCCGACCGAGAAGGGTTGCCTCGGCTTTGGCGTTACCCCGAGTGGACTTATCTAGTCCACTCGGGAACGCCTTGCCAGCAACATGCTTGCCAGCAGGTTGAGACATTATTTCACCCCGTCAATGGCGAGTGCGTCAAGAATCTGACGGGAACGGTCGCCGAAAGTGAGTGAGCATGCTCGTTCCATGCCAACGCTCGCACGGAGTTTGTCCAATGCGATGAACGCACGAAGTGAGATACGGTCGTCACCAGCGTCAGCCATGCGAACGGCGTACTTGCGCAAGTCAGGAGACAAGCGAAGCAGTGCGCTCGGGTGTGGCTCGTTGATACGAATACGAATCGGGAAACGGTCAGCGAGTGCTGTTGGCAACTCACCCATGTTCTCAATGTTCGTGGTCATAATTGCCGAGAATCCACCGAGAGGACGAATCACTTCGCCAGTTTCAGGATGCTCAAACGAAGCAGATTCAGGTGAATCCAACATCGCCAAGAGTGTTGCGAACACATCGCCCGAAGCCTTATCTACTTCGTCCACGATGAGTCGTCCACCCTCTGTTCCGTTGCCCTTCCATGCCTTGAGAGCCGAACCGTCCAGCCACATGAAGCCACCTTTGCCGTTCGGCATGAAGCCACCTGTAACATCCATGTTCGTCATGTCCTCGGTGCAGACCAGTCGGAACGCACCAGCGTCCACTTTGCCGAGCGTCATGCCAGCGTAGGTCTTTCCGATACCTGATGGACCGTAGAGGATTACTCGGTCTATCCCTGCGTTGAGGCAGTCCTCAAGTGCTTTCCAGCACTCGGGGAGAGCCGTTGTTTCTGTCTGTGCAACCATTGGTATTTCTCCGTTTCTAGTAGTTGGGTTGGTTGTCGTGTACCACTGTAGCGACCCGACAGCAGATTTATCTCGCCACTTATCTAGTTAGTTCATACCACTTATCTAGTCAGTCCACTTATCTAGTTAGTTTCACTCGGACACTTATCTAGTTAGTTCCAGCCACTCGGTAATCGTTCGGCAACTTGCACCCGACCACCCCGAGCCTCGCCAACTTGCACCCGACCACCCCGAGCCTCGCTTCCTTTGGAAGCCCCGCGGACTTATCTAGTTAGATACAGAATTATTAGATTTTTGACTTATCTAGTTAGTCAGGTCGCTTGGCGATAGAGATTCGGTACAAGCCACGCTTGACCTTGATGAACTCTGGAGTTTCGTTCACGAACCCGAGTGTCGTCTGATACGAGAATCCACACTGCTCAACCAGTTGCTCGGTGGTGAACTCTTTACCGTCTTGGGTCTTTGCCCACTCCATAAACGCACCCCATTTGTCCTTGCGTTTTTCAGGCTTCTGCATTGCTTCCTTCTGGACTTCCTTGCCACAGTATGTCTGAATAATGTGGTCGGTGATGTTGGGAAGCACAGAGTAAGAGTTCAGGTAAGAACGAACATTCTTGCTTCCACCTTCCCTTTGCCATAATTGCAACACATGTAGCCCACGAATCAGTTCGCTGGCATTGGACGCTTGTTCTTTGGGAATCCGATACATCGTTCCGAATTCTTTTTCCATTTCCTTCCACATCTCTTTGTGGATTCCGTCAATGAATTCATCAGTCAGTTTTTTCATGGCTACCTTTCTAGCGGAACTTTATCCCGACTTGCCCGTCACCCCAGATTATCTTTTGGTAGGCAGACTTATCTGGTATGGCAACGCAAGAAAGTTATTTTTTTGACTACCTGCGGTCGAGGGCACTTCCTTTCCACCACCGTCAATTAGATTCACCACCCCCCGGGAATCAAATTTGTCAAATTTTTCATTTTTTTGCACGTTCTGGCGGCCGGCTGCGGCGGCTCTGGATTTCTGGATTTTTTGGCAGCGAAACGCGGGGCTTACATGGTGAATCGGGTACATAAAGAAAGAGGGTGGGTTTGACCCCACCCCCTGACTTATCTAGTTAGTTATCGGACTTATCTAGTAACTAGATAAGTGGCTACTGGTTCTTGAGAAAATTCTCAATGTCGGGAATCGTCTCTTTGGCTATTTCCCGTGCTTCCGAATAAGCCATAGCGTCCATAATCAAGTCGTCCAGCATGTCTGCCAATGCACGGTCGTCCTCTGTGAGCAATGGTCCATCGGTACTTGGCACAAGAAACTTTAGTGCCTCATCCTTCTCCTTGTCGGGGAGTTGTGCAATTTCTTGCACCTGCGAGACACTGAATCCCATTCGGTGACCATGATTCTGATAAATAAACAGTGCCTCGGTCAATGTCTGCAGTGCGTCAAATCCGAATCTGATAAACGGATTCTCGGTGGGAAACTCGGTGTCATCAGAGAACACTTTTTTCATTATTTCTTGCATTTCTTCATCATGGTTTTGTTGTTCGCTCATTTCACTTCCTCTTTCTGTTTGTCGTTGATTATTAGCGAACGCAGGTCAAGCAACATGTCGGTCATTTCCGATGAAGCAACTAAGTCTCTGCCCGAGCAGTGACGAATCATTGTGTCCACCAGTTCGGTTGCTGTAAGTGTTTGGGTCACTTATCTAGTTCCCTTCTTTGTCTTTGTCGGCTTCGGTGAGCAAGGTGTGAAACGCCTGTGCCTTTATTGCCATTTTCAGGTATGAAATCGTCTGAAGCATGGCATTGGTGAAACGAGCCTCAGCAATTTCGCTGTTCTCATCTGTCAGGTGAACAATGTCAGCGTCCACATCATCAAACATCGGTACACCTCGGTCGTCATAGGTGTAGGTGCTTGCGCTCATGTAAATCTTGTCCTGTTCCCAGTCCACGCCACTTATTACAAGACCCTCACGAACATCGGAGAAAGGGTTGTTTTGGAACTCATCTTTCAGCGATTCTCCTTCACTGTCACGCTCGGCTGGAGTCGTCAAGTCTGTGAATTTACGCATGTAACCCTCAACAGCAATAAAGATGAAGTTCACTGGTCCAATAGGCAAGTGACCAACAGCGTCAATGTAAGCCTCGTATGGGTCCTCTTTGTGAAACAACGGAAGCATGCCAACATCGTATTGGCGTTCCAAGCCCAACTGCTTTGTGTATTGACTTGCTGATTCAGACAATTCATCATCTGTATCATCAGACTGGTGAATACGACCAACGATGAGCATTGGTGGGGTGTCGCTCATCGCAACCTCTTTGCACATTTCTTTTTTTGCATACTTATTTCGGCGCATTACATCGCCGAGAATCTTTAGTATGTCGTTTGAGATTACTTGCTGTTCGCTCATGGCGTTTCTCCTTTGGTGGTAAGTACCAACACTGTATCTATTAGTAAGCAGACTTATCTAGTGAGTATGGGTGGGGTGTCCACTCCCCACCCATTTCACATCAGGCATTATTTTGCAATAATGTCTTGGGCGTTCACTTTCATCGCTTCGCACAACAATAGAAATGTCGTCATGCTTGGCGAGAAATGTCCGTTCTCAATGCGATTCACCGTTTTACGGTCAATGCCAGCCTTATTCGCCAGCGTTTCTTGTGACCACTCACGCTCAAGTCTTTCGTTCTTGAGTCGCTCTGCGATTCGCATTGTCTTTTTCTCAATGGCTGTAAGTGCCATGTCTTTCTCCTTTGTTTTTTGGTTGATTTTGGGTTTAGGACTTATCTAGTAAGTAATCGTCATACTGACTGAACGATAGTTTCTCCTTTCGCCTCTGATTAGAACGAATCCACGACACGATTAGTTGCATAGCCTTGTCGCACGAATCAACCATTTCATCATCACGGTTTGCTCGCCACTCACTCTGTGCTTCCCAGTATTCGTCCATTTGTTCATCGGTGTCTTGGGGCATGCTCTCTATCTCCGAATTCATTTCGGTTTCACCTTCGCCCTCAACAATGAGTTCGCCATTGTGGATTACAACCCAACCAGCAAAGAACTCGGCTTCTTCCGTGAACACGACACCGAATACAAGTTTCGGGAACTGCTTTGAGATACGAGCGATAAGACCGTTACACGGCGACCATGCTGACTGGTAATACATTGAGACAGAACCCTTGTTGTAGTCGTCATCAGATACGCCAACTTCACCTGCGCCCCACTTGCTTCCCCATACGGCGTTGGCATAGTCGTACCAGTCCTTGTAGCCGTACTTATCTAGGTTGTCTTGCATTTGCTTTTTGTGTTCAGCCTGTTTGTCCTCGGGAACTGAACCCGAAACCGTGTTCATCAACGCCTCGGGAATCGGGTCAAGGTGGTTGAGTGAATCAACTTCTACTTCTTTTTCACCAGTGGCTACCCATTTGCCGTCTTGGATTTCGCCAGTCTTTTGCAATTCCTTTATCTTGAGTGATTTCAGGAATCGCTTGAGTTCAGGTTTCGGACCTGACACCTTCATTGTGTTACTGCACCAGTTTGGCATGCTCGCCCTTTCGTCTAGTAGTGGTACGACCCACTCTAGCCCCACACCAGCAGATTTATCAACCTGACTTATCTAGTCAGCATGTTCTTCCACCACCGTCAATGTCTTGGTGTGTTCTCAACCCGACCCGACTTCCACCCGACCCACCCGTGAGCCGACCCAACTTCTTGCCGACCACCCCGAACCAGCCCCACCCCATCACTTACCGTGTAAGCCCCGCGTCCCACTGTTTAGCCGGGGCTCAAAGGGTCGAGCTGGTTTGATTTGGTTGGACTTATCTAGTCAGTAATGATTTCGTCTGCGTAAACGAGTTGTGTTTCGCTGACACGCCAGCCGTTCTGATGGTCCGTCCATGCGTACTTGATAAGTGCCGTCCACTTATCTAGGTAGTCATAAATCTCATCATCGGGAATCCCATAGTCGTCAAAATACGAAGTGTCGTTCGGGTCTGGCGAGAAAGAGAAATAGACAAATGAGCGACCCTCTGGAAACTCCACTCTGCACTTGCTGCCGATAAGAATCAGACCACGAGCCTTTATTGCGAGCATGGTCAGAAAGAGCCGAATCGTAACCCATAGGGGAACGAAGAACTTATCTAGTAGGTTCATACGCCATCTCGTTCACGTCTTTACCGAGAAGTTGGTCTGTAGTCAGCCGAATTATTGAGCGCACAATGTCGTCACTTGTTAGTCCCCACGAATCAAGAGCCCACGCCAATAAAGTTCCATTTGCTAAATCACCACAAATTGCTTCTATTGCTTGAGCCCGTGTCGTGGCAAGGAAGTAGTAGTTCTCCCACAAAATCTTGTCTAAATCTTCAGGCGTCAGAACCATTTCTCTCCTTTCACGGAAACAGTAGTCCGTACCACTCCAGTTTCGGTAGCAGAAACCACGACTGGAGTCAGCACCTTGTATGCGTTTATCCAGTACTCAGACCGTTCAGCAGACCTGACCCATTTCGCTCTTTCTTCATCGGTCATGTATTCCCACTCATCGGGCATTTCATTGGTGGGGATACTCCACTCCTCAATTATTTCTTCTTCTTCGTGTTTCACAATTTGTGCGCTCGCACGGACTGTGATGTGAACATGGGCAGTCACTTATCTAGTCCTTTCAGTACCAGCAGGTAGAGCCGTCTGCCTCATCGGCAGTCCAACGAAGCCACCAAATCGCATAACGAATCTGATGAATCAAATCCTCACCGTTCACGATGAACTCTGGAGAATCCTGAATCTTGTCGTTCAGAAGTCCTTCCATGTAGTCGGCAGTTGCTCGGCAACTCTCTGGAGACTTCTCCGTTTGTTCCTCATTGTCGCCATAGAAATCGTATTCGCCTTCGCTACCGTCAAGAGCCTCAATGAGGTAGTTCCCCCACTTACCCCGATACCAGCACGGAGTTCCGAACATGCCGTACACAGCACCTTCGGTCATGCCACTTGCCTTGACTGCTGTCTGATACGGGCATGCGTTGCGATTAGCAGTTTCCCCACAGGAAATGCTTTCCACGAACTCACCATCCACACGAATCGGCTGACCGTCCTTGTCCAGTCGCCTCACCATTACTGCCGTGCCTTTGGACTTGCACGGGTAGTTCTTCGGTATGTTGTCTAATCCCATTTTCTTCCCCTTTGGTTTAGTAGGTGATTACACGATACATGTGTACGAGCAGACTTATCTAGTAATCCTTTCCACCACCGTCAAACAGTTAGAGCCAGCGAACGACATTCCCCCGACACGCCCGAACTCTGCGCACTTTTCCCCGACCACCCCCGTTGCTCGCAAAAAAATCCATTTTTTCTCACTTCCCGTGTAAGCCCCGGCTCATGGTCGGGGCGCGGGGCTTCCATCGTCGGAAGCGAACTTATCTAGTAAGTATTCGGGTCGGCACTTATCTAGTAAGTATCCAGCCAGCCCGACCCACCGTTGGCAGGTGGGTCAGACTGACTAGATAAGTCACTCGGCTTCAGCGATACCAGCCCTGCCCTCGTAGCCACGAACAGCGTTAGAGATTTGCCCGTAATAGTCACCGTTCTCGCAGTGCCAGCCTTCGGGTCGTGCGATGAGTGTCCACACCACGAACGGCGAGTAGGTGTCGTTCGGCAAGTAGCACAGCACTGTCCACGAAGCGTACAGACCGTCACCAGCGACATTACGCAAGTGATACGCAAGCACCAAACCGTCATTGGCGTTAGTAAGCACCAGCCCCACTTTGGGGGCTGGTGACTTATCTAGTGAGTTGATGTGGTGGATAGTTGCTTCACTCATTGGGAAGTTCACCGTTGGCGAAGTAGTTATCCATTTGCTCATCGGTCAAACCGATTACCTTTGGTGCGAAGTTATCATCATCGCTCGCCCAGTCGGTGAGCCAATTTGCGTACTCACCGTCAGTGCGAACGGTCTTGACGAGATTTGCGAAGTGCTCACTCCATACGAACGCAGGAACATCGTGGTTCTCTCCGTCATACTCGCCCTGCTCGTTGAGCGCACCGATTACCACGCAGTCACCTGCTAGTGGTCTGCCGAACAGTGCCGAAGCGACTGCGTTCATTGGCAAGCCGATGAGCAAGCCTTCATCGTTGATGTAACCAACAATGCCCAAGTTTCCCTCGTTCACGCTGTCAAACCAACCACCTACGATTTCGTTGATGGCGATGTGAGCCGTGTCCTCGTCAAGAAAGAGTGGCAAGCACTCTCCCTCGCTTGTGATGTGTAATGCCTTTGTTGCCATTGTTCTACCCCCTTCGGGTCTAGGTATTTCTTACGATTTCATCGTAATAGTAGGTGGGCAGACTTATCTAGTAAGTCCACCCACCCACTGAACGACTAAGCGACCTTGCTCGCCTTGCTTGCTGGCTTGACTGCGCCCTTCGCTGGCTTCACCAGCACTCGGACATAGTTCGTGACTTCCACGACTGACTTGATTACCTTGTTTGGGATTTCGCCCTTGTCCACTGCGCTATCCCACGCCTTCGTGTCCACGCTTGGCTTCGTCACCTTACGGAACAGAGCAGGACTGACTGACTTGCGCAACTTATCTAGTGAGAAAGACCTGCGCTCACTCGGCGTGACCGAGAGAGTGATTTCGTCTTGCGTGAAGTCGTTGATGCCGTTCTCGGCGAACACTGCGACAAGAGTTTCTCTTGCCACTTCGTGCGCCTGCTCGGCTTGTTCTTTCGCTGTGAGAGCGTTTAGGAACGCTTCCACTGCTTGCTTGATTTGGGTTTCAGTAGCCATTGGTTTAGTCTCCTTGTGTTGGGTGGTGGCTTGCGCACCACCCTACACCCGTGAGAGCAGATTTACCAACATCGCTAGACAGATTTCTGAACTTGCCCCCGACACGCCCGATTTCCACTTCCCCCCGACCACCCCGTGCGCCCATTATTCTTGCCCTGTGCGCCCTTTCCTTGTAAGCCCCGGCAGCCAGCCCTTCCAACGGGGCTCAGAAGGCTGGATAGAGGAAAGGCTGGCACTTATCTATGAAATGACAGCCGAAGCGAACAGACTGATAGCAATAGCCGAAGCAAGCAACGCCGAAGCGAAAGCCCTGCTCGCTCGTAGTCGCTTCTCGCTCGTCAGGGACTTATCTAGTTAGATAGATAAGTGAAACGGGTGGCTCACCATTTCTGGCAAGCCACCCGTTCTGTTCGGTGGTTTAGTGGGAAAGGGGGTTAGAGATACTTTGCCACCGAATTGTAGGTGCTTGCGCTCACCAACTGCTCGTCTGTGAGTTTCAGCACACGAATTGCCTGTGAGATTTCCTCTTTTTCACGCTTGAACTCGTGTTCGCTGTAACCCGTAGGGCGTTCAGGCTCGTCAGGGAGTGCGCCTGCTGGAAGCAGAACGCTGACGCTGAACGATACTTTGCCCTTGTGCTTGCGGTCACGGGAGTACCAATAGTTCTTGCTGGCTTCCTCAATTTCGCCTTTTCCTGCTTTGATGAGTTTCAGGACAGCGAGGTTGTACGCCTCAACTGCCTTTTCGTAGGCAAGTTCATCTTTCTCTTGGTTCTTATACCGAGCCTCACGCTCGGCAAGAGCCTTCTCTAAGTGAGAGATGAGAACACTCACCTTCACCTTGACTTTGACTGTGGACATTATTGCTCTCCTTGTTCGGGGTCTAGTTGGTATCCGAACGACATCACACTACGAACACGACAGCAGACTTATCTAGTTACTTATCTAGTCAGTTCAGTTGCTTTCCACCACCGTCAATAAGTTCAGGACAGGTGTGGTTCTTTCTTTCACAACAGCACGGACATCACCCCGACCACCCCGAAGCACACTCGCTTCACCAACTCGCCTGCTTACCGTGTAAGCCCCGTGGTTTTTTGTTTTATTGAGCGAAGCGGGGCTCAAACCGTTGAGTAAGTGTTTGGCAACTTATCTAGTGAGTGTGTGTGGACTTCGGACTTATCTAGTTAGTTATCGTCTATCGGCAGGTCTATCGCCTGTCCTGCGTAGATAGTCGTGCCGTACTTATCTACTAAGTAATCGGCAACCTGCGTGATTTCGCCAGTACACTCTGTCTCTGCGATACTCCATAGCGTGTCACCCTCTCTAACGATTATCGTTGCTTCCGAGCAAGCGTAATCGGGCTGATTTGCTGTGTGAGTGGCAAGCAACGCAATGACAATAACTACGATTATTGCGAACGCTCTGAACTTACGAGCAAGCATACGGTAGTGCTGGTCATACTTATCTAGTTCATTATTTCTCATCAGTAACCCCCTGTATTTGGTTTCTCCAACTCTAACTCGTATCGGGCAGATTTATCTGACTTTTACCCGACCACCCCGTGAGCAAGCCAAGTGCGCCAATTTTCTCCACCATTGGAAGCCCCGATTTTTTTCGGTCTGACACGTCTATTCGGTGACGTACTCGCTGTATGTCGGGCTCGCAGGACTTATCTAATAACTAGATAAGTGTCGGCAATGGAATAAGCCCGACACACTCTCGCAAGTATGTCGGGCTCGTCCGTGTCGGATGAGACGTGCTAGGTACTACTCGTTGTCCTCGCCGTACAGTTCCAAGTGTGCTTGCCAGTCAATGAATTGGCTTAGGTGCAATCCCTCCACAAGCGCATGAGTTGGGCAGGTTGCCTGCCCACGCCATAGGATGCCTGCGGGCAGGTCAATCTCTACGTCCCAGTCGGCTTGCTGTGCGTTTGCGATTGCAACCTTGCACGGCTCTACCATGACGGCTGGAATTGCTGGATAGTGATTGCTTGCTAGGTGCCAGCGTAGTGCAGTGTCAATGTCTGCGACTTCCAGCATCCCGTCTAGTGAGTATCGTCCCATTAGTAACCCCCTGTGTGTTGTGTGATTAGGACAAGTACCACGATAGTACCTGCCGTGCAGACTTATCTAGTTATTCAGGTATGCCGTAATAAGTCTCGTACTGTGGCTCGCATACTGCCTGCCAGCAATCGTTGCACCAATCACGCTCGCCGTCCTCGTCTATGCGCCAGTACGTGATTAGCGACATACCTTCACGCCAACCTATCTCCGTACTGCAACGCTCGCAGGTACGTTCACCTACTCGCAAGTCTTTACCCTCGTAGTCGGCGTAGTTCAGTTCGCTGATAAGTACGGGCTCGTATTCAGGGATACGTGTTATCCAGTTATCCAGTGCCTGTGTATCTAGTCTCATAACTCTTACCTCGCTTAGTGATTGGATTAGTTCCTACTGATTACGGTATGGCGTAGTGGGCAGACTTATCTAATTAGTTCCACCCTCACTCCACTTGCCCCCGACCACCCCGAGCCCAACGCTTGCTCGCTTGCGTTGGAAGCCCCGGGTTTCGCCGACTTCTGCGGGGCTTACAAGGTGCGAGCCGTTGGCTGGCACACGGGTATGTCGGGGGGAAGTTCGGCTCTTGCTCGGAGTGACTTCGTGGCTAGCGCACACGGCTGTCGCCGTGCTTGCTCTCGGAGTGAACGCCTGACCGTCACGGTGGAGTTCGGTGCTTGCGTGAACTAACTAGATAAGTCGTATCGCTTGCGTGATGATGAACTAACTAGATAAGTCCATAAACGACTAAGCCCACCACGCAGGGGGTGCGTGGTGGGCTAGTCGGCTTGACCGTGTGATAACGAACTTATCTAGTTCGTATTCTTGCGTGTCTTGGCGAACAGCGAGTGAACAGCGTCAGCGAGCGAGCCTGTCGCTTGACCTTCATCGGTAACAACGCTGTCTGGCTCATCGGAGAAACGAAGCACACTCGCCACACTTTGACGGCTTGCCAAGACGAACAAGCGAACACGCCTACGCTTTGGGTGCTGGCTCGGTGCTACTTCATTATCATCATCATCGTCATCGGTGATAGGTGAAGCCCAACCGCAAGTGACCAATGCGATGAAGTCCGAAGCATTGGCTACTGCCACGCTGTCGTCACTTTCTAGGAGTTCATACACATCGCCGTGTGTTCCAGCAATAGCGTACTCGCCGTACTTCGTGACGGAGTAAAGTTGGGCTTGCTTTATCTCATAGCCAAGTTTGGTGTCGTTGAGACTTTGCTCAACTTCGGTGGCTAGGTCTATGGCTTTCATTGAGTTCCCCTTTCGTGGGACTAGTAGATACTCATACGATAACGGTGGGTAGGCAGACTTATCTAGTGAGTTCGCACTTATCTAGTTATTCCACACGCCAATGAAGTCATTGACCGTTTGCCTTGCCTGCCACTTCCACCCGACCTACCCGTTGCGCCACGCCCACCCCACC